ACGATGCGCGTGAGGATCGCCTCGCTGGCGTCCACCGCGGCGTTTTGGGTGATCACGATCGTCCCGCGAAACGGCGGCTCGTAGGTCTCGTTGCCGCCGTTGCGGACGCCACGGGTTGCCAGGGTGCCGCCGCCGAAGAAGTCTTTCAGCTCATCCCACTCGAACGTCTTGGAGTGCGCTTTATCAGGCTCGCTGCGGTCGGCCTCCAGCAGGACGACGGGCATGCCGGATACCTGACCCATGGCGCGCGCACGGCCGGCCTTGGACGACTTGGCCGGGTCGAAGCCCTCGTAGTCCGAGCGGCCCAGCAGCTTCCACAGGAACGTCAGCAGCGTGGTCTTGCCGGCGCCGGCTTCACCGGTGGCTTCGAGGAATGGAAAGCTCTTGTGCCCGGCCCGGATCTGCTCGGCGAACAACGAGCCAAACCAGAACGTCATGGCGACCATGCCGTGCGTGCCGAAGCACTGCCACAGCCACGGCAGCCAGTCCACACGGAACGCCTCGGCGTCGCGCTGAATCTCCAACCGGATGGACTTCTGCGTGGTCTTCAAGCGCAGCTTGTCGAACTCGAAGTAGTCCTCTTCGTTGGCCGTCACCAGCTCACCGTCGCGCACGGCCATATCGCCGAGCAGGTAGGCGCGGTGTTCCTTGCTGTAGCCCACGAAGTCGATGGCGTCGACCTTCTTGATGGCCTCGGTCTGCTCCTCGATCAGGCGGTCCAACTGGTGGCCGGTACCGGTGAACATGGCGCCGGCTGCCAGAGAGATCAGGCGCTTCTTGAACTCGGACGCGCTGGAAACATGCCCACCAGTAAAGGTGCCCTTTACGCTGGGCTCATCGTGCGGGAAATCCACACGGAAGTAGTACCAGCTCTCGTCCGTGACCTCCTGCCGCTGGAAATACAGCGCCTCCGGGTAGCAGTTGGCGATCTTCTGCACGGAACATGCAGCGCGCTTGATCTTCCTCAGATCCTCGGCAGCAACCTCGTCGCCGTCGTCGGCATCGATGTCGCCCAGCTTCTCCTTACGCAGTTTGTCGAAGCGCTGCGTGTCGAAGTCGAACCAGTACAGGCGGGAGCGATATTCCAGCCAGAAGTCGTTGCGGCCATCGTGCTCGAACATCAGCAGGCCTTTGTCCACCGCCGTGCGCGCTACGAGCAGGTCGCCCTGGTAGCGGGCTTCCTTGACGTCGTTGTCCCATTGCTTGGCATCATCAGACGCGATAGCGCGCAGATGCAGGTCGTTCCAGTCGGTCTTCTTGCCATCGCGCTGGACGATCTGCGCTGCCCGCGAGTCAAAGCCCAGCGCCGCTGCGCGCTTGATGTGCTTGTGCGTGTACGCGCGGGCGCCCGGCTCGTTGTCCAGTGCCCACACGAGCGTCGGAAGGTCGGCCATGCGTGCCTTGGCGAGCTCGCGCAGTGATTCTTCCGGAAATGCGTTGGAGGACATGGCCGATACCGCGCACATGCCGTGCTGCAGGAGCGCAATCGCATCAAAAATGCCCTCAACGATCCACACCTCGCGTGCCGTCTGCATGGCTGTCAGCGCGGCAGGAGCAGCCCACCAAACCCCCGCATAGCTCTGGCCTGGCGCAAAGCGCGCCTTCTGCTTGCCAAAGCGGTGCGGGCGGTCGATCAGGCGCTCCCACCAGCCGCCCTTGACGAGCGCAAAGCGCACCGTTGCGGTGCCGGCGGTGATCTTCCGGTCGTAGTGGCTGTCCTGGGTGTAGAGGCCTTTCAGCGGTGCCAGGTCAAAGCCACGAGAGAACTGCAGGTAGGCATCGGCCGCAGCGTTGGGAGCCGCAGCCGTTGGCTGGAAGCGCTTAGACCAGTCGTCGAACAAGTCGTCGTACAGATCCTTGACGTGCAGCTCGCGCCCGCACTTGGATTGGCGGCCGCACTTCACCACCCAAGGCTTGAGATGGTTGGTGTAAAGCTCTTTCTTGCCGCACGACGGGCACTTGCCGCCACGCATGTACTCGGTACCACTACGGTGCTTGAGTCCGTAATCCCGTTCCAGACGGGACAGCACCTGTTGCCGCAGATCCTCTTGCATTGAACTTCCTTAGACGCCGAGCCAGCGCCGAGGCGCGAGCGGAGCTGTGGCGTTGTCAATCACGACGTAAGCGCCGCCCGAACGGCGGTGTGCGTCAACGGCGGCAGCGAGCAGGCGTGCCTCTTCGTGTTTGGCGTGCGGCGCGATGCGCTGCGGCAGATTGCTGGCCGCATCAACGAATCGCGGCTCCTGTGCGGTGAACCAGCTGTTGGCATGCCTCACGAGCCGACCTCGGTGTTCTCGGGGTGGAGATGGAACAACGCGGTGGCGGCATCGGTCATCGCCACAAGGCGCTCGTCGAAGGCGTCAGAGGTGGCCAGGCCTTCTCGCATGAGTGCGGCAACCGCAACTGCGCCGAAGCGCTGATCTGTGTCCGGCGCGGCAGTGCGGCCGATGTAACCGTGTTCGGTCTTCACAAGGCCGCCGTGCATTAGTGCAACTTCCAGGCAAAGCTTCGCCGTGGGCGGCAATGCCGCCCAATCAATGTTCTTTCGCATTAGGGGTGCCTCAGAGGTGAGGGAAGAACTGCTCGCCGCCTACGGGCAGCAGATCCAGCTGACGGTCGCCGAGCGACTCGCGGTACGCCTGTAGCGCCTGGGCGCGTTGGAGCGCCGGTGTTGGTGGAAGCTCACTGTGTGCGGTAGGCACGCCGCTGGGGCTGGCAATACCGGTCAACTCCGAATGGCCTGTATACGTCGCACCACACATCGGGTTCTCGCACACGTAGGAGTCATGCCGCAGGAATTTATGTGCGAGGACGCTGGTGCGTTTGATGAGCCTCGCGCTACACGCCTCGCAGCGGAAGACGATTTTTTTCCGGCCGAACATGCTCACCCCCTTGAGCTCTTGGCGGTTGGGATTTCTGTGGCACTATTGGGTGGTGCCTTGAGGCCCAGGGCGATTGCCGCCTTGTGGGACTCGCCGTATTTGCCTTGAGAACGGCCACGGAGCAGGTCATGCACGATCGACCGATCCACGCCGTTCTGCCTAGCGAATGCCGAGACCGTGATGCCATTTGCTTCAAGCCATTGTCGCGCCTGTTCCGGGCTGCGAGGCGTGAACTGCTGCATCTGACTCTTAATGGGCATGTGGCGGTTCCGTCTACTTTTGGGAATTTTGTGGACTTAACTCAACATTGTCAAGTAAGGGAATGCCTGTATGACTGTAGGGAAACGCCTGAAGGAAGAGCGCAAGCGCCTTGGTCTTACGCAAGAGGAGATGGCCGTGCAACTCGGCCTCACGCGCTACGCGCAACTGAACTTCGAGAAGGACATCAACCTGCCCGGCGGAGCGTATCTGCTGGCCGCGCTAGACCGTGGTGTTGATGTCATGTACGTGCTGTCTGGACATCGGGCGCAGTTGGATCCTATGGAAGTTCGACTGCTATCGGCCTTCGACGCGGCCTCTGATAGCGCACGCCGGGTTGCTTTAGCAGCGCTGGAAGCAACTGAAGTTGAAATTCAACAAACGCCACAGGCAGTTGCCGTTTCTAAAAGTAAAGTTGGCCAAGTCGTATCCACTACTGGCAACCTAAATCAAAATCGTATGCAAATTAAATTAGGCGACGGTAAAAAAAAGAAGATGTCCTAATCATCCAGGTTGGACAGCTGATCGTGAAAAAAATCTGGTTATCGGCATAGCTTCATAAGACTTAAGTGTGACTTTTAAATTTCGAGTCAAGACATCTGAATTCATAGCGACATTTAGGAGTTCTTAATGAAGGAAAGCTTTCCTGGGTATTACCGGCCAACAGACGAGGAAATAAATCAACTCTGGAGCGAAGGTCTTGTGGTGCTTGACACCAATGTGCTATTGGACCTCTATCGACTTCCAGCAGGCTCCAGTAAAGAGATTCTTGATCTATTTGGTTTATTGAAAGGGCGGCTGTGGATTCCGCACCAGGTTGGGCTTGAATTTCATCGCAACCGCCTCTCTGTTATTGCTCGTGCTCACAAGGATGCGCAAGATTTATTCAATGACCTTGGAAAGAGGTTCATAGATTACAATCGAAAAATTGATGAGCTCCAACTATCAAAGCGCGGAGTCGGTGAGATAGGTGAACTTCTCAAGGAAATGGAGGAGACTTCAAAAAAAATTGAAGAGTGTTCCAAAAAAGCAGTTGCTGAGCAGTTGAAGCCAAATGGCCGCGATTCAATCCTCGACGCTCTCGGTGACGTACTAAAAAATTCGGTCGGTCCTGCGCCATCCAGTCAGGAGGAGATTGATCGAATATATAAGGAGGCAGCGGTTAGATTTGCCGTCAAGATGGGCCCTGGATACATGGATGAGGAGAAGGATAAGGGAGGCGAGCCTAAGTTTATGGCGAGTCGCTTGGTATTTGAAAAGCGCTACGGTGATTATTTGTTATGGACGCAAATAATTGACTATGTATCTAGGTCGAAATTCAAGAATGTAATATTCGTGACCTCTGATGAAAAAGAGGATTGGTGGGTAAAGGTCTCAGGAGGTTTTCAGGCAGGTCCATTGCCAGAATTACGAGAGGAGATGAGGGTACAAGGTGGGGTTGATAACTTTTGGATGTACACACTCAAGGATTTCCTCAAAAAATCGGTTGATCGTCTTCAATCCAAGGTTTCACCTATTGCGGTTTCCGACGTGGAGAGCGTGGATGTACAGGAGCGATTCTCTAACTTTAAAACAATATGGAATTTAAAGGTTGCGGAAAGTGTTCCAAAGCCTGTGCTGAAAAGCGCAGCTAAGCTTTTAGGCTACCAGCTTGGGAGGACCGCGGAGGGATGCAGGTTAGGGTTTAGTAACAGTAAGCAAAAGCATGGGGCTATATTTTTAAGGGTTGACAGAGCGCTTCGTTCGCCTGCTTTCTTGCCCCAGTTGCTTTCACGTGCAGCCGCAAAGCTAAGTGAAGATATTCCACTTGTTGATATCGTTTTTGCAGCGGACGACTCACCATCTGACGAGGTGGAGACCTATATAGTAGATATCATGTCAGAATATGTTTCCAGTAATGAAAACGATGGAAGGTTTGATTTCATTGGCTTGTCATTCGTGTGGAATGCTCTTGGTGATCCGGTCATCAGTAGGCATCATTTATCGCCGTTTTAAGCTCTTTCATGGTTAGGGAAAATCTTGGTGCTGGGGTGCTGCCTGAGTTGGCAGCACAACTGAGGTTAGGTGAGGGAGCTACCGACCTCGATGCATTGCCGCGGCTAGAGAACGCTCATAACGCACTCTCCAACTCAAGCGAAGTGGTGAAACCGCTTGATCCGTTGATGGCGTGGGTGGTGTTTGCAATCAGCCAGCGCTGCCTATCAATCTCCGGCTTGAAACCGCTCACCGTGAGGATCTGCTCTGGGAACAGATCCGCCCGCCCTATCGCCAGCGTGTAGTCGAACTTCGCCACGCCGCGTTTCACCCGTTCCAGCTCCGCATGCGCATGCTGGCGTGCCGTCGCCTCATCTGCATACGACTCGCGCAGGCGCTTTGCATTGTCGTCAGTGCCCACCAGCACCGACTGCCGCCGCGCCTTGCCTTTGTCCACCCAGTACGCGCGCACGCCGGTGTAGGCATCACGGTCGGCGACTGAGTAACGGTGCTGGTCGCCGTCGCGCCGCGTCAGGGTGACGGTCGGCAGCGGCTTGCCGGTTGCAGTGGTGCCAGCGCCAATCGGCGCAAAGACCAACGCACCTGCCTTCACTGTTGCCACCGCATCAAAGCGCTGTCCCAGGCGGGTGAGCAGATTCATGTCGCTCTCGTTGGCCTGGTCGAGATGGGGCAGCTTGGTACGCGCCAGCGCGTCGGCCACGCGCGGCGTCAGTCCATGCTCGCCAGCGAGCGTGTTGAGCACGGTGCCCAGGGTGGTGTTGTGCCAGCTTCGCTCGCGGCGTGTACGCATGTTCGCAGTCA